TGACGGTACAGGTAATGCCTCTATCGCAACTACTATTGCTGCTAACTCTGTAGCACTTGGTACTGACACCACAGGTAACTACGTAGGCTCTGTAGCTTCAGGTAACTATGTCACAGGTGGTGCTGCAGGTTCAGAGGGTGCCGCTCTTACGATTGGCGTAGATGCCACACCAAATAACACAGCATCTAAAGTTGTAGCCCGTGATGCGTCAGGTAACTTTAGTGCAGGTACTATTACTGTGAGTAACGTTACAGTCTCAGGCACTGTAGACGGACGGGATGTATCTGTTGACGGTACAAAGCTAGACGGTATAGCAACAAGTGCTAACAACTACACCCACCCATCTCATCCCGGTGATGACATCAATATAGATACTGGTGCCTTGACTGGTGCCACAGTTATCTCTGACCTAGACTTTAACGTAACTACCGACACTTTAGGTCACGTCACTGATGCCAATGCTACAGTTTCTACCCGAAACATAACCCTAGCAAACTTGGGATACACAGGTGCGACTAATGCCAACTACATTACGAACAACAACCAGCTAACTAACGGTGCTGGCTATACAACGTACACTGCAAACCAGAGTTTAAACACGACTAACAGTCCTTCGTTCGCTGGCCTAAACATCAACGGCAATCTTAACGCTGTAGATAACATATACCTTGCAGGTACAATTTATCACGAAGGTGACACAAACACATACCTCAACTTCAACACAGACACCATCACCCTTGCCACAGGCGGTTCATCTGAGATCACAGTCAACACCACAGGTGTACGTCTAGGAGACACAGGCAACGGCTACTTCCAGCCTGTCTCTGGTACCTATGGCTCTATTCAGATTGATGGTGGAGCGCATGGTAGCTATGAAGGCTACAGCATTGGTGGTCGTGTTGTCTTTATGCACGATAACTCCTCCACTATGGGCTTGTATGATGACGTTAATAATCATTGGGCGATTAAACATACTTTAAATGGCACAACGCAACTATACTATGACGATTCTTCCAAACTAGACACACTGAGCAACGGCGTTTCTATCAACGGTAACTTGTACACTGATGGCTCCAATGCAGAAGATTATGATGCACTATCAGGCACAGGTCCAACATGTAACGTAGACAATGCTGGCGCATTCAGCCTTACAATGTCAGGTAACACAACCTTCACATTCAGCGGCGCAGATAGTGGCTGGTCAATGGGCTTCATCCTACAGCTAACAGGCAACGGCTCAACAGTCACATGGCCTTCCTCAGTAGATTGGGCAGGTGGTACAGCCCCAGATGCACCCGCAAGTGGTGAGACTGACATTTACGTTTTCTGGACACGTAATGGTGGTACAACATGGTATGGCGTTCAGTCTATTGATGCTGCAGCATAAGGAGTAACTTATGGCCTACTCTACTAATCCTTTCTCAGTAGCTACCTTTGGTGAAAGCTATGAGCAGGCCAATGCTTCCTTTGTACTTACAGGTGTTGTAGGTACAGGTGCAGTAGGTGATCCAGATATTAGCTCACGTACTACTGTTATTATTGCAGGCGTACAAGCTAACGGTGCAGCAGGTAGTGCAACAGCAGCAGCAGGTGCAGTAGTTGTACCATCAGCAGTAACAGCTACAGGTGCAGCAGGTGCTATTACAGTAGACGGTGGTGTAGGTACAACTCCTACTATCACAATGGCTACAGCATTTACTGCAAGTCTGGGTGGCATTACCGTAAGTGCAGGGTTTGGCCCCACTATACAGCCTGTAGGGTTTGGCTTACAGATCATCACTGACTCACTACTAGTAGAGGGTGATGAGGTTGTAGTAGAGTCAGACGCTAACATCAGCCTAGCAGGTAAAGGTGTAGGTGGTACGCTATTAGGCAATACTGTCACACCAGACTGTCAGGCTGTAGTATTACCATCAGGAGTACAGGGTACGTTTACTGTAGGCGATGAAACTATTAATGCGATACAGTTTGACTATGAGTCAATCAAAGAAAACTACAGCAGAGATCGTACTGCTTACATAGGTGAGTATAGCACACTAGGTAACACAGCGTATGTACGTGCAGCATAGGAATAATAATAATGTCTCTTAAATGGCCTAACAAAGATCCTGATGAAATACTAGACTATAGCATTGACTGGTCTCGCTTTCTTAGTGGTGCATCTCTTAGTAGTGTTACTTGGTTTGTTGATGACGCTGATGGTGTGAAGACTCAGCTTATCCCTAGTGGACAGCTTGTCAAAGGCATACAGCTTATCTCTGCTACTAACACAGACAAAGTAGCAACTGCACGTCTAGGCTCTGGTGATAATAATATACAATACCAGTTCTACTGCCGTATAACCGACACGAATGGCTTAGTAGTAGAACGTAAGGTTCGTTTACGTGTAAGGAATAAATAATGGCATATAACTATTTAGGACTAGTAAACGAAGTAAACCGCCGCCTTAACGAAGTAGAGCTATCAAGTTCTAACTTTGATACAGCTGCAGGTTTCTATAGTTCAGCTAAAGATGCTGTAAATGCTTCGCTACTACACATCAACCACGAAGAGTATAACTGGCCTTGGAATCACATTCTAGAAGAAGAGACTCTTACTGCTGGTGTAACACGCTACGATTATCCTACTGATGCTAAACTAATTGACATGAATAGCTTTCGCATTAAGAAAGATGACGCATTAAGTGTAAGTACTACTAAACTAAAATCTATGGATTACCAAGAATACCTTGACAACTATGTTGATTATGAGTATAACACTGGTAGTGACTTACAAGATCTTCCCCGTCATGTTTCTCGTTCTCCAAGCCAAGAGTTTCTCATAGTACCTACTCCTGACAAAGACTATGAAATAGTATATGAGTACTACCGCAATCAGGTATCACTTGAGTTACATGATGATGTACCTAATGTTCCTATTGAGTTTAAGCATATTATTGTAGACGGTGCTATGTTCTACGCATATCAGTTCCGTGCTGATACACAGGCATCTCAGATTGCACAAGGCAAGTTTGAATCCGGTATTAAGTATATGCGTAGTTTGTATATTAACCGTTACGACTATGTACGTTCTACAATGATTACACGTAACAAACCTAGCCTAAGAGTAACATAATAATGGCTACACAGTGGCAAACATTTCCTATCCAGTTTGGCGGCGGGTTAATATCTAACCTTAGCCCTTTACAGCATGGTATGTCTAATATAGGTTCTGCATCTATTCTACAGAACTTTGAGCCTACACTAGATGGGGGTTACAAGAAAGTATTAGGTTATCAGAAGCTGGCTAATGTAGCAGTGACGGGTACTGGGTCTGTACAGGGTTTAGCTATTATCCCTGAAGTAGGGGTAGAGAAAGCTATTGCTGTACGTAATGGTATTTACTATGAGATCAACGCCAATGACGCTACACCCGCTTGGACATCTTTGGGTACAGCACCTGATACTAACATCACTAAGGTACGCAAAGAGAATTACACTTTTACTGGCACAAAGAAGATCGTGTTCGTTGATGGCGTTAATTACCCAGCATACTATGATGTAACAGCAGGTACTCTAACGTATCTTACAGGTTCAGGTACAGGTAATGCATCTGTAGAGAATGCTTCATTTGTATTACTTTATAAGAGCACATTATTCTTTGCAGTTGGTACTGAGTTAGTTTTTACTGCACCTTATGCAGACACAGACTTTAACCCTGCTAATGGTGCTGGTTCTATCAATGTAGCCTCTACCATCACAGGTATGGCAGTGTACCGTAATAGCTTAATCGTATTTTGCAATGACAGGATTGTACAGATTAGCGGTTCTAGTGCTGCAGATTTTACATTAAACACAGTAACAGATGATATTGGTTGCTTAGAGCCTGATACAATACAAGAAGTCGGCGGTGACGTAATGTTCCTTGCACCTGATGGTGTCAGGACACTTAGTTCCACAGAACGTATTGGTGATTTTGGGCTGGACGTTACTTCTAGGATTATACGCCCTACGCTAAATAAACAGAAAGCTACAGCCACAAGCTTTACGAGCTATGTTATTCGTGAGAAAGCACAGTACCGTTTGTTTAGCTACGCTTCTACAGAACGAGCTAATGTTGCTAAGGGTGTATTAGCTACAAAGTTTATTGACCAGGGTGGGCAAGGCTTTCAGTGGGCTGAGCTTAAAGGTTACAAAGTATACGTATGCGATTCTTTACTAGTAAATGACATTGAGCTTATTTATGCAGCTAACGAAGATGGTTATGTGTATAGGCATGAAGTAGGTTCTAACAGGGATAGTAATAATATTGACGCTATCTTTGAGTCTGCTTACATGCCAGTGAATGACCCGCAAGTACGTAAGACTTTTTATAAGCTAGACTTGTATCTTAAACCAGAGGGTCTATTTACTTGTTCTGCTAGTATTAAACTAGATAGAAATGATGCTAATGTAATACAGCCTGCAGCGTTTACTATTACGGGTACAGGCGGTGGTGCAGTATTTGGTTCTACAGAGTCTATCTTTGGTACATCTCTGTACACCAGCCCAAATGATGAGACATATAAGAACAACCTGATAGGTTCAGGAAAGACTGTTGCTCTACGTATAGAAGACAATAGTGCCAATGCAAGCTTTACTCTTGATACCGCTATTCTAGAGTTTACTACAGAAGATAGACAGTAAGGATAAAACATGGGTACAGGTTACATACGTACTGACACAGCAGACAACATAGCTAACGGTAATGTTATTGACGCTGATGATCTAGACACAGAGTTTAATGCCATAGAGGGTGCTTTCAATAGCTCTACTGGTCACACGCATGACGGTACATCTTCTGAAGGTGCTCCTATTACTGTAGTAGGCCCAGCGCAGGATGTTGTTGTTACAACTACTATAATGCGTCCTAAGACTACTAACGTTCTTAGCTTAGGTACAGACGCAGTTCGATACAAGGACATCTTCTTAGAAGGCAATGCTGATGTAGATGGTACGCTTAACGCAGAAGGCGCTGCTACACTGCAGAGCACTCTTAACGTAACTAGTAACGCTACTATTGGTGGTAACCTCACTGTAACAGGCAATGCTACTATTGCAGGTAATACGACACTAGGTAATGCTGCTACAGATACCGTCTCCTTTGTTTCTGACGTTGCATCAAGCATCTTACCCAGTGTAGATGATACGTATGACTTAGGTGCTGTAGGTGCAGAGTGGCGTAACCTCTATATTGATGGTACAGCCAACATCGACACTGCTGCAGTAGACACTGCTAATATAGCTACTTTAAATGTTACAAGTAATGCTGATGTAGGCGGTGATCTTACTGTTACAGGTACTATTAATTCATCCATCACTGGTAACGCAACTACAGCAAGCACTCTTGCTACAGCACGTACTATCACCCTAGGCGGTGATGTATCAGGTGCCGCTAACTTTGATGGCTCATCTAATATTACTATTACTACAGTTATTGCTGATGACAGTCACAACCACACTATTGCTAATATAGATGGTCTGCAGGCTGAGTTAGACTCTAAGTCAGCTAATCTGAGTGACTTGGGTGTTACAGCAAACATTGCAGAACTAAACATCCTAGACGGTGTTATTGCTACAACTGCAGAGCTTAACTACGTAGACGGTGTA